GGACGTACATATGGATTTACAGAGATACGATGTTATAAAAGCGAAAATCAAATATCAAGGCGAAGGATCAGTCCAGACTAAAGAACGTCCATATGTTATCATAAGCAATCCAATAGGAACAAAACATGCTTCTATAATTACAGTGATGCCTTTGACAACTAAGCTAAAAAAAATAAACATGCCTGTTCATAGTTGCATTAATGCAGATGATGATAATGGTTTAACAGAGTATTCTATGGTGCTCGGAGAACAAATTATAACAATATCCAAGGACGAAGTTATTGAAAGACTTGGAAATATTACTGATGCTTATGAACGAAAACTTATAGATAAAGCTTGTTTCAACGGCTTGTTTTTTGGAACTGAATATAGATTAGAGGAGGCGAGGGCGTAATGTATGTAAGTAAAGAAAAGGCAAAACAGATAATTGATGAAGCTCCTGGTATGATATGGATTGATTCTTTTAATGGAATGACTTTTATTCATACAAGACCAAGACAAATTACTATTGATGAGGGGAAAAGAATAATTAACAAGGCGAATACAGTTGACTATCAGAATAATGATTTCTTTGGATTGCTTTCATTAGAGGGAGTACAGGAATTTATGGTACACAATATTAAATTTCCCCAGATAGAGTCCTGATTATAGGACTCAAAATATGATATAATAAAAATATCGAACAAAAACCGAACATGATACAAACACCTGTTCGAAATAATGATTGACAAGAACATTTGTTTGGAGTATTATAATTTTTGTAAGCAACAAAAAAAGATAGAGCCAAGCGATTCAAACGCTGCGCCAACAGCTTTCTACTTGACTCTATCAACCAAATACATACAACAGCATTAAGCCATTGCAGAAGCGAAATATCGCTTGTACTTATTTTACATATATTTCGAAAGAAAGTCAAGTTTCAAGCGTTTTCTGCAATTAAAGTTCCTGATTTGCACAATTAAATATGGAGAATAATATTATAGGGCATTCGCCAAGAGGTAAGGCACATGAATTTGACTCATGTATTCACTGGTTCGAATCCAGTATGCCCTGTTATGGGGATTTTCTACCCAGTAAGTCCTCAGAACGCAGATATTTTTCTGTAAGTGCAGTCTATAAGCTGCATAAGTTCTTATAGAGAATAACTCACTAACGAGTTACATAACCGACATATATTTTTGTTTCGTTATTTGATATATACCTTCCATATGTCGGTCTGGATCATTAGCTCAGTTGGTTAGAGCGGTCGCCTCATAAGCGATTGGTCATCTGTTCAAGTCAGATATGATCCATTAAAAAATAAAAGAGAGGAGATGATATAGTTGGATTTTGTTATAAAGAATAATAAAAATGTATATATCCGACTAAGTGAAAATGGTAAAGCTGAAACATGCAAAGAAAAAAATATGGGGAAATTTACAGAACAGAAAGCAAAGAATATTCTAAAGTCGCTTCCAAAGACTCTTAAGAATCTGAATTTTCGGATAGAGTGTATTCCTGATATTAAAATGGAAACACCTGTTCAGAAAATTGTAAAAGAAGAGTCGAAGAAAATTATCGAAAACACAGATTATCAACCTTCTGACAACATTACACAATGGGTTGAAAAATTTGGTGCATGTTCAGACATTTTTAAAGAAGCAAGAGAAAGATATGTTGAATTGGAAGATGAGTTACATACTTCTGATGCGGCTTTGATGGATGCTTTACATAGTATTGAACTTGAAACACCGAAGGATCTTTATTCTGCCTGGCTTGTATATAAAAAGATAAGAGAGAATAGAAGAAATAGAAGACAACTTAAAGATGAAATGTTAATCATACATAGTATTTTAGAAGAAATTGATGATGCAAAAATCAGTAGAGAACGGACGCAAAAGGCTATTGATGGATTATTTGATCGTAAATATACATATCGAGTTGTGGAGGTGGACGAAAATGGTGATTTGTAAAAGGTGTTACACATCTATGGTTGGTGTGATGTCATTTTCTAAGGACAAGCATGAAAAGTTTTGTAGATGCCCAAAGTGTTATTCAGAGACAAAACATAGTCAAATCAAAGATGATGAACTGGATTTTGAAGAGATATTAGAGACAAAAATGATTGGAGACATGCGAAAGTGACAGTAAAAAAAATAAATTTATCACCCGATCAGTTGGCAATAGTTGATAGATATTGCCGCAATGATTTACGAGAATTAAAGAAAATTTGTCTGCCGCTAATATCCATGAAGGGTGTTGCAGATATGGAAATTGATGATTTGTTAAGTGATGCGATGAAGGTATTGCTTGAAACAGTTGAAAATTATGATTGCACAAGGAATGATAATTTCGGAGCATATTTGACAACAAATATTAAACGTTCGTATTTAGATTGGACAAGAGATAGAATGCGAGATAAACGTGTTAATTATGCAAGGGACAGAAATGGAGATATTATTTATGAGTACTACGAAGAGAATGGAGAGAAGAAAAAAAGAAAAGTAATTCTTAAACCATTAACATTAGATGTGACGACAGAGGAAGGAAAGGAAATTAGAGATACGATAGCTTCAGATTTTCGTGTGGAGAATATTTTTATAAGAGAAACAAAATCTGAATGGCATCAAGAAGTTAATGATTATTTAAATAGTTTGTCTCCTTTGCAATACAAGATAATCATGATGCTTGCTGATAAATACACAAAAGAAGAGATTTGTGAAATCTTACATATTGAACCATTTCATTATGACAATCTTTTAAAAAAGATTACTTCTGATGAAAAAACTAAGCCTTTAAAGAGTTTGATGGGAGGAAAAATTCTATGAAATTAATAAGAGATAAGGTAAAAAAAGATACTTGCATGGCATCTAAAATATGTGGAATGATTGAAAGAGAAGATCTTAGAAATGATCATCCGCAGCAGAGAAAGTCTGGGCAATGGGAAGAAGAAGTTAGAGATAATTTTATAGTAACTGTTATTCAGAATGAAGATTTTGATCCAATTAAAATTTGTGAACAGCTTACAGATAATGGTGTTATCTTGTGGCTGATTGATGGATTACAGAGATGTACCACAATAGAAAATTATAAAGCAGGTAAATTTGCACTTGGCAAAAAAATAAATCCATCAGTGATTGAGTATCAAGAAGTAAAAAAAGATGAAAATGGAAAAATTGTTAAAGATAAAGATGGTAATACAGTATATGAAATCGTTTCTTTTGACTTAAAAGGGAAAAGTTATGCTCAATTACCAGAAAGATTAAAGGAAGATTTTAATAATTGCCCAGTAGAAATAGTAAAACATCTTGATTGTAGTGATGAAGAAGTGGGGCGACATATTGTTAGATATAACAGTGGAGCGAAAATGAACGTTGCCCAAAAAACAATCACCTATATGTGCAATGTTGCAAAAGATGTTAAAGAATTATCTGGACATGATTTCTTTAGCGATTGTGCAAAATTTTCCGATGTTAAAGATAGAAATGGAACTATTGATAAGATTGTAAATGAAACAATTATGGGGCTTAACTTTTTTGAACAGTGGAAAAGAAATGCAATGCAGCTTGGAAAGTTTTTAAACGAGTATGCAACCAAGGAGATGTTTAATAAGTTCAAGGAATATCTTGATAGATTGTACAATATTGTAACACCGACAACAGGGAAATTGTTTAGTGAGAAAAACGCACTTATATGGTTTATGCTCTTTGACAAGTTTGAAAAAACAGGATATCCAGATGAAAAATTTGGAGAATTCTTAAACGACTTTGAAGAGTTGAAGAACGTAAAAGTTGTTGTAGAACACACTAGAAAACCAAAAGGAACTGAAGAGACAAACAATTTATCATTTGCTGAAATTGATACATGTAATTCTACAAAAGATAAAGGAATGATTACAGACAAATTACATATTTTAGAAACACTTTTAAAGGATTTTTTAGCCAACGAATCAATGACGACAAAAGAAACAGAGAATATTAAAGAAGAGGATGATGAAGAAGAAACTACACTTTCGTTTGTTCAGAAAAATGTAAATTCAAATGTAATCGAAGAAGACATTGAATGTTATGAAAACATGATTGATGATTGCGTAAGAGTTGATTCGGAAGTGTACAAGCAGTGTAAAACAGCGTTAGTTGCGCTTATGGCTTATGCTTGTAAAAATGAAAAAGACATAGATTTTGAACAGTGGATTCAAAAGTATCAGAAAAATAGTTCTGGTTTTAGCACAGATCAAAGAATTAACTATACATATATGAAAAATAGCTTTGAAAGCTTTTTGAAACGTGGGTAATTTGTGAGGCGAGAAGATGCAAATAAATATTAGTTATACATTATATACAGACGGTGATTACAGTTTAAGGAATGCCGAAGATTTTGGCTGTACTAATAGAGACGTAGTAGTTGATGATTTTGAATATTATGATTATGTTGGTTCTATGGAATTTAAATATGAAGAGGAGTGGCGTTGTAAAAGCGAAGCAAAAGATTTTCTTTGGAGATTTTTATGTGATGGAATTCATATATCTTATACACATCCTTGGCTACTTAAAGACTTTTATGACATTATGGAATCTTTAGAGAATGTTATTAATGAATATCAAGAGGGAATATCTGTAGCCAAAAGGCATATAACAGGCAACTATGATGGAACAGAAATTAAAATAGAAATATCACAGTAAAGTTCGATTTCTTTGGAAATGAAAGGAGAAAAATGTGAAAGCAGCAATTAATAAAATTTTAGAAAATAAAAACAATATCGGTTTGGATTTTGTTGTACATGTTAGAAATGAAAAAGAATTAAGTGATTTAATTAATGTACTTATGAAACATAATTTTTGTGCTCAGTTATCCTTTGAATTCAGTCCTGAACAGATAGATTTATGGATGAAAGATATTGCAAAAGAAGATGGATACGATTTATGTTTTAGAATTAGAAATCGAGAAAATGATAAATGTGTTGCATACAATCCTTCTGTAGAACATTGGAGATTGTTTTGTAATGATATTTTAGAAATGAATAATGGAGAACTGGAATTTAATGATGGAAAATATTCTCTTCAAGATGCAAGAATTGAAGCAAATAAATTATACAAGGATATGAAAGACGACAGTGTTACACTCGATTTATTTGAATTAGACACAAATGCAGATGATAAAGATATTATTAATAAAATTGTATCATTAGTTGGATTTTCAAAAGAAGAATTATTTTAACAAGAAAACTTCGATTCATTGGAATTTAGAAAGGAGACAATGTGTTAAATATAGGAGATTGTGTAGGGCAGATTAACAAAGATTCATCTGGTGTATGGAAGTTATATAAGGATAAGATAAATAAAATCACAACAACAAAGAAATATGGTAGAAGATATTTTACTAAGACAGTGTTTCGACCATTAGATGCAGACGATGTAGATAACAATACAAAAGATATGGAAGAGTCGATTGGCAAAGGATATATCATCGTAAGAGAAGTATTTGGGTTAAATGATAAGACTGAACCTTATGCTGAAAGATGGATAAAATGGGCTAATGAGAATCCAGATAAGGCAACTGGTTTGATATAAATTGAGAATATAACAGTAGAAACAATTAACAAAAATAAATATAAGAAAGAAGAGGTACAAAACATGGATGGATTTATGAAATTTAAGAAGGCTTTACAGAAGCACTTCGATGAAATGCAGAAAGAGGCAACACATTTATTTGAGGTAAATGTAGATAAGGATGAATTATGGAATACATATCTTGATAGCTTCCCTGCTGGTACAAATGAGATTTTCAGAGAGCGTAGGGAACATGATTGTAGTTGTTGTAGACAGTTTATTAAGAATATTGGTTCTGCTGTCACTATCAAAGATAACCAGATTCATACGATTTGGGAACTAAATCTTGGTGATACAACATATCAGCCAGTATGTGATGCACTTGATGCTTTTGTAAAAGCTCATACAGTTACAGATATTTATACAACTAAGTTCCCTAAGATTGGTACAGATTTTAACTTCGAGGAAATCAATGGAAAATCTCATCAGTGGGATCATTTCTTCTTAGAGCTTCCAAGTAAATTTGTAAATAGAAGTAGTCGTTCTAATGAGGAAGTTAAAGGACAGTTCAGAGATACAAGAAACGTATTTAAGCGTTCTCTCGATGAGATTACTATGGAAGCACTTGATACAATTCTTGAACTTATCAATTCAAATACACTTTACAAGGGTGAAGAGTGGAAAGGTGTACTCACAGAATTCAAGAAGTATAAGAAGGAATACGATAAGCTGACTTCTGATTCAGAGAAAGAATTATATGCTTGGGAAAAGTCGGTAACAGCAGGTATGGCTATCGGTAGAATTAGAAATCATTCTATTGGAACACTTCTTATTAATGTAAGTGAGGATATGGATCTTGACACAGCAGTTAAGAAGTATGAGCAGATTGTCGCTCCAAGTAATTATAAGCGTCCAAAGGCTATTTTTACAAAGAAGATGCTTGAGGATGCAAAGAAGACTATTACAGAACTTGGATATATGGATTCATTACAGAGAAGATTTGCTAATCTGAATGATATTACTGTAAATAATGTACTGTTCTCAAATAAGAGTGCTGCAAGAAGAATGGTTGGTGCAGATGATATTTTTGGTCAGATGGAAAAGGATGTTGCCGTAAGTCCTAAGAAGTTTTCTAAAGTTGAAGAGATTTCAGCACAGGACTTTATTAATAAGGTACTTCCAACCGCAAAAGAAATTGAAGCTTTTGTAGAGAATAAGCATGAGAAGAACTTTGTTTCTATGATTGCACCTGTTAATCCAGATGCTAAGACAATGTTCAAATGGAATAATGGATTATCTTGGGCTTATTCAGGAAATATTACTGATTCTGATATGAAACAGAATGTAAAAGCTGCTGGTGGTAATGTTAACGGTATACTCAGATTTTCGATCATGTGGAATGAGGGACAAAATGATAACAGTGACCTTGATGCACATTGCAAAGAACCTGATGGAAACGAGATTTATTTTGGCAATTGCAGAAAACCTAGTATATCAAGATGTGGCGGTCAGTTAGATGTTGACATTACACATCCTATGGAGCAGATGGTGAGAAAGCCTTCTGTGGAAAATATTACATGGGCAGATATGTCACATATGAAGCCAGGTGTTTATAAGTTCTTTGTAAATCAGTATGCAGCAAGAGGAAGTAAAGGATTTAAGGCAGAAATTGAATTCAATGGTGAGATTTTTGCGTTTGAATACAATAGACCTGTTTCTGGTAATGTTCAGGTAGCAGAGGTAACACTTGATGAGAATGGCAACTTCTCAATTAAGGAAAAGCTGTCTGGAAGTTCATCTATTTCAAGTCGTGAGATTTGGGGTGTAAATACAAATCAGTTTGTTCCAGTATCAGTAATCAGTTACAGTCCAAACTATTTTGACGAGCAGGATGGAATTGGTCATAGACATTTATTCTTCTTCCTGAAGGATTGTGTAAATAGCGAAGAGCCTAATGGTTACTACAACGAGTTCTTAAAGAGTGACCTTGAAAAACACAAGAGAGTATTTGAGGCTTTAGGTGCTAAGTGTCATGTAGAAGATACTGATGATCAGCTTTCAGGAATTGGATTTTCTATGACAAAGAGAGCAGATTTAGTTGTTAAAGTTAAGGGTGCAACAGAGCGTATAATGAAGATTAAGTTTTAATTAGAAAAGGAGATTATTATTATGACAAACAACGAATTATTTATTAATGCAACAAGATCAAACTATCAGTTCCCATTCAGAGGAATGATTAACGTAATTGATTTGTGGGATTTATCTCTTACAAATCTGGACTCAGTGTTTAAGACACTCAATGCAGAAGTAAAGAAGTCTGAGGAAGAGAGCCTTCTGAATACTAAGTTAAAGGAAGATGAAGAGATTTCTAATAAGATCGAAATTGTTAAGTATATTGTTAGTGTGAAGCTGGATGAGAAGAAGAAGAGAGAAGATGCTAAGAAAAATGCTGAAATGAGACAGAGATTGCTTGAAATCAAGGCTAAGAGACAGGATGCAGCACTTGAGAACATGTCTGATGAGGATCTAGATAAGGCACTTGCAGAATTAAGTGAGTAATTGTTACAAATATACCATATATAGTATTAAAAATAAGCAACATATACTATATATGGTATATATTTTACATTAGAATGAAACGCACATTTCCTATGGAATTTTGGAGGTGAAATCTTTTTGAAGGTTGTTGGAAATAAAGAAAATGTCAATCAAATAAGATTGACACATAAAGGTTTGAACGTCAGATTTAATTGCCTTATGAAACCATTACCCTACGTTGCTGACAATATTGATATATCTAAGCCTGAAATAATTGAGATAACATTTAATGATTCTTATGAAATAGATAACTTAATACATATATTGGAAAAATTCAAAAAAGAATGTTCTGAGTATATTGGAGAATGGAGATAACATTATGACGAATAAAGAGCAAAATAATTTAAGCAAATACATAGCATTAATTCTTAGACATAGACCTGATGTTGTTGGCATCACATTAGACGAACATGGCTGGGCTAATGTATCAGATCTATTAAATGGAATTAATAAAACTCAGATAATTACAATGAAAATGCTTGAAAAAATTGTAGAAGAAGATTCTAAACAGAGATATTCATTTAATCGAGAGAAGACGCTTATCAGAGCAAATCAAGGTCATTCTGTAAAAGTCGATGTAGAATTGAAAGAGTGTATGCCACCAGATATTTTATATCATGGAACAGGTGTTAAATATTGCTCTTCAATCAATAAACAAGGGTTAATATCCAAGAGTCGTTTATATGTCCATCTATCAAAAGATATTGAAACAGCAACAAATGTTGGTAGTAGACATGGCGAATCGTTTATTTATAAGGTTAGAGCAAAAGATATGTATAATGACGGATATAAATTCTTTTTATCTCAAAATGGTGTATGGCTTACAAAAGAAGTACCAATCTGTTATTTAGAAGGAGAATAATACAATGTCAAATTTATATGTATATTTAATTCGTTCTCGTAACAAGGATAATAAGGATGTCCCAAACTTTAAGCAACGAGATAAGACAATTCTTGAATATAAAGAGAATGAAGACAAAATAATTGAAGAATTTAAAAGTTTTGCAACTAAAGGAGTTCCTGGTGAACAGACAAGATTATATAGATCAGTTAATTCTAGGAACGAAGAGAAAATCAGGGAAGAATTTATTATTCGTCTGCTGAGAGACAAGCCAAGTATGACACAGCTTAATCGTACATTAGCTTCAGTTGCGCAGCAGGTACAAAATCGTGATGAGAGTAAATGGTTGTTCGATTTCGATGTGGATGATGATAAATTAGCTTTAGGATTTATTAATGACATTACAAATTATGGATTTGTATTTAATCAGATTGAAATGTATAAGACTCCACATGGTTATACAATCACCGTTCCGCATGGATTTGATACAAGAGAACTGATGGAAAAGTGGAAAGATTATGACATCACATTGAAGAAAGATGAATTGTTGTTTTTGGATATGATAACGAATAAGTGATATTTTATTGATATACCAAAAATTGAGGTGAATTTGAATGAAGAAATTGAAAATTGAAATTCCAGCTGGTGTAAATGAAATTATTCATACTTTACAGAATAATGGATATGAAGCTTTCCTAGTCGGAGGATGCGTAAGAGATAGTATTCTTGGCAGATCAATTCACGATTATGACATTACGACTTCTGCCACACCAGATGAAATGATAGAAGTATTCAAGGACAAGAGAATTATTGAAACTGGTTTGCAACATGGAACTATTACCATTGTAATTGACGGTGAAGGATATGAATGTACAACTTACAGAGTTGACGGTAATTATTCAGATAGTCGTAGACCTGACAGTGTTACATTCACACGAAGCCTTGAAGAAGATTTAAAGCGTAGAGATTTTACAATCAATGCAATGGCATACAACGATGAAGCTGGTCTTATAGATCCGTTTAATGGTATGGAAGATATTAAATACCACAAGATTAGATGTGTTGGCAGAGCAGAAGACAGATTTTCAGAAGATGCATTAAGAATTTTACGTGCTATTCGATTTGCCTCACAGTTGGGATTTGTCCTTGAACCTGATACAGATTGGAATATCTCTAAAATGTATAAGAATTTAGAGAATATATCTATTGAGAGAATTAATAGTGAGTTCTGTAAAATTGCTGCATCGAGTGATTTCTGTGTACAAATGGTCTTATATCACGAAGTATTCTCATTGTTCATTCCTGAAATTAAAGACATGTTTGGCTTTCAACAGAATAATCCATATCACATCTATGATGTATGGAATCATACAGTACATGCAGTACAAGCTTATGAATGTGATTGTGAACCCGATTTAAATTCAAGAGATTTGATTACATCATTGGCTGTATTTTTTCATGACATAGGAAAACCACATTGTTATCAAGATGGCGAGGATGGTATTAGACATTTCAAAGGACATGGAAAAGTCAGTGCTAATATGACTGATACAATTATGAAAAGACTTCGTTTTGACAATGATACAAGAGAAAAGGTCGTTGAATTAGTCTATTATCATGATGCAACTTTTGAGGTAGGAAAGAAATATGTCAAGAGATGGCTTAATAAAATCGGAGAAGAACAGTTTAGAAGATTACTAA